TATGATATTACATTTATCTATTCTAATATAGTTATCAATAGAGCTTAGATTCATATATGCCTTAAATGTCTGATATGATTCCCCAGAAGAGTCTTCTGTTATGACCACTTCAAACGGTATTTCCAAAGTAAATGTGGTTTCATTCACGGTTGTAACATATGCTATAATAGACGTACCGGTAGATAATTGAAAGTGTCTAATATCAGGTAGTGTATTCATAACTGTACCTCATATATATCATAATCAAATTGTTCCTTAGAATATATCTTAATACGTTCCCCTGAATGAAGAAGAGTATAATTCTGTCGTTTTCTATAATGTAGATCATCTGCAATATCGAATACTTCAGTAGATTGTCCAGTGTCAGATTTTCTGAGACCCCTACCGATAGACTGTAGGACTTTAATCTGAGACTTAGACGGTGAAGCAAATATGATATTATGTAGATTCTTAATGTTAATACCTGTTGAGAAAGTACCGAGAGAAGCTACAATAATAGCATCATTTTCTTTCTCTGTCAACTGTCTAATTCGTTCTCTATCATCAGTAGGTGTTGCACCAGATACAAAGAATATCTTTCTACCTTTCTCCGCACCGTCTTGTATCATTTTAAATAGCGGTTCCCCATGTTTTTTGACTAAGTTGAAAAGAACTAAGGTATTACCGTCTTGGTCAAGTGCGAGATTTTTGATGAACTTATTACGTTTCGGGTTAGAGACAATAAAGTCTATTTCCTCTTGATACGTAAACTTCTTCATTGACTTACATTCAGTTTCAGTGTACTTGAGCAGTAACATATTAATCGATAACTTAGCAAGTGTTCCCGCATCCATCAACTGTTTAGTAGTTGTGACCTTATATATAGGGCCGAAATGTCCTTCTAATATGAGTTTATGACAATCCCCCGAACCCTCGGGAACCGTCCCAGTTGTACCTATACGAAAGTCCGCATCTCTCAATTTAGACATAATAGATGTGAGACTTTTTGCTTTAAAGGTATGTGCTTCATCCCCAATAATCATGCCATATGATTCGAACCATCGTGATGACATTTTATAGATAGATTGCCAAGTAGTGACTACAATCCGTTTCTCTGAGATTCGGTCTTTACCTGAATAGATTCTATGTGTATTTTCTTCCACCTCAAAGGTTTCATCATACTTTGAATAATCCTCAAAATCAGAATACATCTGTTCTACCAGTGATGTAGTAGGTACGACCAGAAGTACATTCTTATTATAATTCTGTATATACCATCTAAGTACACAGTAGATGATTAATGATTTACCTGATGCTGTAGGGCTTAGAAGTAGTGAAGATTTGTTTTGTATTGCATGGAGGATACCTTTAACTTGATATTCTCTTGGTTCTATTTTAACACCACCTGAGGTTAAAGTCAAGGTTTTTATGAATTGTACCAATTCTCGAGCATCAATGTCTATTTTAGTGTTGACTGATCCGTATGTTGGGCAATGTTCTATATTCAGGTCATATCCACGCGCTTGGGCAAATTCTTTAACATATGCAAATACCCCTGATGGTATTTCCTTTTGCATAGTGTTATAGAGTCTAAACTTACCGTCCCACTGTTTGTTCTTAAATGCTGGCATGAACTTATAGCCCGGCACATACCATTCAAAATGTGATGATAGTTCATAATCAATAGAGGGTTCCGTTATTATTGATAACATCGCATGATTCTTCTTGCGGACTGTTATTGTTTCCATTAGTTAATTCCTTAGATGATACTTAAATTGGGTGATGAGTCTATAGCATACGATGTATGACATATATAGTCTTTCGTTATGATGCCCCGTTAACGAACTTTCTCCATTCGATAATATTTTTAATATTATTTGATCTGAAACGAATGTGTCCCATTATTTCTTCAAGGAGATCGGTTATTGACTGACCTAAGTCAATTTTCCCTGATATTTTCTGTAGATCCGGATCTGCATTGTAGTAATATTCCAATTCTTTAGTAGTAGGTTTGACAAGTCCATTTAGTGGATCTGGATCCCATCCAAGTTGTTGGGTTCTTCTGGTATCCATTTTACCGGTATAATATAACCATTTATCTTTGTATTGCATCTCTAGTTGAGATTCCAAGTACTTTAATTCGAGTTTTGTTTTAGTCAACATTTCCAAGTATTTTGCATGTAATGTTGCTGATTTGAGTGAAGCATCATCAAGTGCCATTTGATCGATCTCCACATCAACTTTCCATTCTTTAAGTATATCTTCAATATTATAGATGATGTTCTCCTTATTTTAATATCATTTGTGTGTATTCGAAAGTAACATCTGATGTAATATACATCACTTCAGACTCGGATGATGAGAATGTGAGTTCACCTAATTCTACGGGAAAGACATCGGTGAATATGAATGATTTGACTGGATTATTTTTGGAATTCATAATCATAAGAGTTAAGTCAACCGAATCGTCCGAAGTGTTTGAACCATCCCATGAGTCATGCATCCACTTAGATAGTTCGGTATAATTCTCAAGGTTTTCGTCAATAATCAATTTGATTGATACTGACTCATAGTTCATTTTAGTTGGACGTAATCTAACATTACCGGCTGGAGTAGCAAATTCTGGGGTATCAGAGGATAATGATACTGCAGGGACTGTGATTCCTGTACAGAAGTATTCGGTATTAGGAACATTACCTAATATAACTTTAAAATTAGTAGGACTTAGGAAGTTCACGTTGGACGTTTTAGACATGTTATCACCTTATATTAGATACTTCTATTTATACAAGGCAAAAAAAAGGACTCCGAAGAGTCCCTTTCCCAATTGTGTCCTAAGGTAGACTAATTGTTATCGTACATCTTACTGGATACCAGCAACACCGAAGCTGCGGAAGTAAGAGTTATTACCAGCACCACCAGCAACATAAGGATTGTCAACGATACCGTAACGAGTTTTAAACCCGATGCGTGGTTGAAAATCATTTTCACCGATAGTTTTAACCATAGTTAAAGGAACGTATGGGCAATAGAAGATACCAGCATCATATGCATTAGTACCTTTATAACCAACAGTAACGTAGTCAGTTGCAGCGTAAGGATCGATGAATACTTTCAAAGAACCGTTTAAAACACCAGCAAACAAAGAACCAGTTGCATCAACTTTCAAACCAGTAGACAATGCAGGAGCATAATCTAAAACACCAGAAGCTGCAAGAGCAGATGCTACGTTTGAAGAACAGATGATGAAAGAACCTTTACCACGGCGAGTCGCAACTGCGATAGCATTTGCTTCTAACTCAATCTTCATACCTAAGTTTTTGTAACGTTCAACAGCCCAACGACCATCATTACCAGCAGAAGCAGCGGCAGACAAATCAATGTCAGAAGCAACAACAGCATTAGTATTAACAGTGTCTAAGATTTCGCGGTTGATTTCAGCAAGAATTTCAGTAGATAAGATATTCGCTAATTCAGACTCAGCGTCCAAACCATGAACTGCTTTAAGATCTTGAGCAAGTTCCATTGTGTATTCTGCTTTTAAAGCACGAGTTTGTGCAGTAACAGTAGTTTTATCAATAGTGAATGCCATTTCAGCGAAAGCAGTTCCTGCAGGAGTACCCAAAGTTTCTGCTGTAGCAGTACTGTGTTTACCTGAGAAAGAAGTATCAGGAGCATCTAAACCTAATGCTTCTGTATCACCAGACGCAGCTTTATACTTTGACTTCATCGCGAAGATCAAACCAGTTGGGCCAGTCATTGGTTGAACACCAGCAATATCATATGCAACGATATTTGGCATTGCTCTACGAACCAAAGAGATTAGGATAGGATCCCAATCAGCAACTGCTCCAGATGTTGTTGAGTTAGCAGCTTCTGATAAGAATGCAGATTGACCGCGTTCTTCAGCAAGTGCTTTTTCAGTGTTTTCTAAGACAACGGCAGTAATTGCACGTTTTTGTTTGTCTTGAATTGTTTCAGTGCCTTCAGCATCAAGTACTGGGCCCCATTTTTCCATTAAGTTTTGTGAACCAAACATTATTTATTCTCCGATTAGAATTGTGTGTTATTATTAATTGCGGCTACATATGCAGCCATGGTATTGGATATCGTACTATCATTAGATTCTACTACAAGAAGTTCTTCTTCTTGAACTTTAGTTGAACCCGTGACTTTAAAATATGATTCCTTTATAGTTTCGATTTTAGATGTAAAAGATTCTGTATCATCGAAATCAATTGATTCTACTAAACCTTTGAATTTCTCGATATCTAATTCAGTCATACCAGTAGTTGCTTCAGCAATTGCTTCCACTCTTTGGTGATCATGAATAGTATCAGTCAACTCAATACCACGATCTACAGAATCATTCAATTGACCCGTTAGTTTAGAAACTTGTTCTGCAAGTTCGTCAACCAAGTCAACTTTATCTTCTGGTACTTCGATGTGATGTTCAGCGAATACATCATACAATGATGACATAAAAGATTCAGCAATTTCAGTTCTTAAACCAGATTCTACTGCCAATTTGTTATCAACCGTCCATTGCTCGACAACATATGATAGGTATGAATCTACTTTATCTACTAAAGATTCCCGTACTTCTACTGTTGCTTCTTCTAGTTTTATCTCAAAAGACTCTTCTAGTTTAGCAACTTCCACTTTCAGTTTAGATGAAATAGCAGCTTCAAAGATTAACGCAGCTTTGTCTTTAAATCCTTCAGCTAAAGATGCTTCACCTTCAACCAATGCACTTAAATCGTCAGAGAAATCAACATTAGATTCTTCAACTTCTTCAACTACTTCTTCATCTTCTTCTTCTTCTTCATCTTCATCATCTTTGACTTCAACGTCATCTTCATCATCGGCATCTTCTACCTTTGATTTAGACTTTGCTTCATCAAGAATTTCCTCATCTTTAACTTCAACGTCTTCCAACATAATCTCTAGTTGATCTTCATTGATGTCGGCGATGCTATCTTGCATTTCTTCAGACATTATTACTTACTCCTTCTTGTTAAAGTTTTGAGAGGAAATCATGAAACAATACACTTTGCATCTCGTAGAGATTCTTAGCATTTGTTTTTCTTATTTCAGTCTCATATTTCTCAATTTGTTGAGATTCAAGAATACCATTGTTCCATACCCAATCAACACCTTCCATTATTCCATTAACGAAAGCGTCTGGTGCTGATGGATCTTGAACTATGTCGATTGTAGCAAGATGAAAATCATCTTTAACTACATTCATAGAATTCTTTGTCTCAATACTTCCCATACCACGACTTGACACACCTAACTGCACACCACCTTCTATCAGACCTTTTACAATCTTACCCATAGGAGTGTTTAGTATTAGTGCTTTTCCAATCACATCATTTCCCTCAAATCTGAGTTCGGTGATGCGATGCGAAACTTTATCTAAATTGATAGATGGCCCAGCTGGATGATTTAATTCACCCACTGCGCGTCCTTTAGACACTTGTTCTTCTATATATTTATTAACCGCAGATTCCATTACCGTTTTAGGATATAACCGACCATTACGATTCTTTGATTCAGACTGCATAAAGACACCCTCAATAAAGGTATTCTTAGTGCCTGTTTTAGTGGCCTCGGTGAAATACGATAAATCTTCTTGGTAATATTCTGTTATTAGTTTCATTATTCCTGTTCTTCTTTTTGTTGACTGCTATCCCTAGACATCATAGATTGACCAACATCTACTGTCCTCTGAGTTAATATGTCTGCCAGTTTACCATTCATTGCAGTTTTAAATTGATCTTCTGCTTTGGATTTATCACCGTCTCCTATGGAATTAATCAATTCTGCTATCCCATCACTCATAATATTACCCCTTTTATTACTATTACTTATTTATAAGAATGAAGATTTCTACTATAGATCTTCATCATCATCACCATATTGTTCTTTTTCATCTTCAATCTGCTTATCAATCTCTTCAATCTCTTCATCAGTTTGATTTAAGATATGTTTACGCACATATGATACAGAGTAATATTTACCTACATATTCGTCAACTTCTCTTAACGTATTTATACGTTCTCTAATCATCTCTGCTTCTTTCAATTCAGAGAAATACGTATCCTCTGCGAAATTGACAGTCATATTATTAGATAAAACATCCCAATCTTCTCTGGTAATAATACCTTTAAGTATTAACTGAGTCCTTAATGCTTGCATGAATACATCAGAGAACTTAGAACGAATACGATCTAAGAACTTCTGAAACTTAACTTCATCTCTTGAGATCTCAGATGATCTACCTAAAGAGAACTGATTCTCAGATTCTAATCTACCTACAGGTACATTCAATGATTTGTATAGTTTCTTTTGAAAGTATACAATATCTTCAATCTCACCAAGGTTTTGACCGCCCGGCAACGTTGAAATTTCAGTACCACGACCACCTTCTCTACGTGGTAACCAAAAATCTTCCATCATAGAAAGATGTTTACGTTCATCCTTGAGTTCACCGGATTCCGCATCATACACTAACTTGTTCCGGTAGTTGTTCATAATACCACGAAGATATTCTTCTGCTTTACCTTTAGTTAAGTTACCGACATCAATATAAAAGATTCTTCTTTCTGGAGCCCTTGCGATACGGTATATCAAGAGAGCATCTTCCATCATTCTTAACTGGTTAGCTGCTTTGATTGCTTTATCCAAATTACCGACTACTCGATCTTTCTTAAATGATAGTAGACCTGATGGTACATAGACAATAGCATCTTTAGATATCTTTAATGCTTGATCTCCATGATTACCCTCATCCGAGTATACATAGTAATCTTTAACACCTGCAATTAACTTTGCCCCTGTATTAGGATCGGTTTCTTCAATAACTTCTTTTACTTTAGTAATACGAGTTGACTCGATAGGTCTTAATTCTAAGATCCCTTTCTTAGGATTCTTTTCATCAATAAGGATATGGTAATATATACGACCATCAACATACCATTTACGGAACATTTCATGTCCATACTGATTGAATGATAATAGACTTAATACATTAGCAAATTCTTCTTTAAAGATCTTTTTGATCTTATCCGACTGGTCTAATGAATCTACATTAAGAGTAATGGGATTTGCGTTATCCCCTACAATAGATTCTGAGACAATGTCTGTAATTGCTTGGTCGCATTCAGGAACTGTTGCGATTTCTCTATATTTTCTAATCTGTGACGCGTCATCAGATAATTGTTCTGCGGACAGATCAAGATATTGCGAAAAATGTCCTCCAGCTGTAACTACGCCACCGGACTGATCCTGCGGAGTTACAAAGGAACGACCCTTTTCAAAAGTATCCTCTTTCTTGTTCTTTTTCTTTATCTCAAATCCGAATAAATCTGCCATTGTATCTTTTCCTAATAATAAAATAATGGTGGTAAGGAATAACCCCTACCACCATATTTATACTTCTTTTATGATGTAGTATTTGAAGTCCAATATTGAAATTCAAGAGTTACTTGAAATTCCGAAATCTCGGAAGTGTCATATGACATTTCAATTGCACTTACAGACGAAGGCCAACAACCAATTAGGTTGTATTCCTTAACAGGAACACCTTGAGAATCCAACTGTGATATTTGCATATCCACTTGGTAATCATCAAGAGTTGACATTGAGATATTCCCCTCATGTGAGTTAATACCATTCGACCATGTTTCAAAAGCATCACGAACTTCCATATTAGAATCATTGATGATTGTGATTGTCCAAGGTTCGAATGTTCTTTCACCCGACACTTTGAGTGTACGACCACGGAACTTAACTTCAATTGGTGTAATTGTTGATGCTGGTAATGAAGCTGCTTTACACAAGATAGATGCAAGTTCAGTATTTGCGTCAACAAATGATGGGAATGATGGGGTTACTTGGAACAAGTTAGTTCTCGCACCCCCATTAATTAATTTTGATTTAAAGTTATCAACTGCTAAACGTGTCATTATTATCTCCTGTTATTTGCCAACGATTTCGCTGAATTCAACACCCGAACGCGTGGCAATAAAGTTAAGCGTTATATAGTTGATTGATTTAGATGGTTTGATGTATATATCTGCTACAAATTCGTTAGCATCTACAATTGATCCACCGTTATTAGAATCATCACATACTACCATGTAATCATACACACCGCGTCTTCCTTTGATTTCGCGTAGGAATGGTTCGACCATGTTACGGAACTGTGCGCGTGAGAATTCATCATTAAACTCAAATAATTGAGCTCTTGATGCTTTTTTGATTGCACGTTCTAATACGATAAACAATCTACGAACATTGATTCTATTAAATGCAGAATTAAGTTCAACACCTAAACCAGTCTTATCACCGAACAATACGAAACCATGGCCGGGGAAAGATGTGATAGGATTGACGCGTCTCTGGTACAAACGATCTCTTTGAGTTTGATCTGGGTTAATCCCTAATGCGACAACGTTCTTCATTACACCACGGTTAAAACCTGCAGGACTCATCCAAGCATCTGAATGTCTTTCAGTTCGTGCAACAATACCAGCAACATCACCAGATGCGGCAACGAATCGGTATTTATCGAAGTATCTATCATACACTTTAATTGGTGTAGAGTCAAGTACGATGAATGACGATGATGGAACTTTATCTGCCCATTCGACAACTTTATCAACATTTAAGTTAATAGGAGCAGTTCCATTTTCTTTAGGTGAAAGGAATGCAAGACAATCCATTCGAGTTGATACGAAATTCGTATAGATTGTAGCAAGATCCGGATCACATGCACCACCAATAATAAGATCAATATCGACTAAATCGACATTCTTAATTACGTTTAACGCTTCTGAATAGTCTGCGTCTTTTGGAGAAGCAGATGGGATAGTTGCGTAAGATGTACCACTATATAAACTGAATAAACCTGACTTAGCATCAACTTCTGAAGCAAGATCTGAAGACAAATCATCAGGCCAGTAAGCAGTAGGATATCCGGAAGCATATGGTGTGCCGTCATGATTCCAGTATGTTGCGGGAACTGCGGCTTTGTATTCGATTGCAGGAATTGCGGCAACTGCGGGGTGACCCGTAACTGCTTCAACTGCGATTTTAGTGACATTACCATCGGAATCAACTTCTTCAGGAGATGCAAGTACTGCATCAACGCCCGGCACCGCATCAACACCATCTACTGCTACGACTTCTGCTGATGCAGGTCGAACAACAAGTGATGCGTTAATAGATTTTAACGGCATATCGACTGATTTACCAACACCTGAAGTGCCACCAGTTCTCACATCAGCAGGAGCATCTCCCACCCAAATGTATTTTGAACCAGAGTTCATCACATCACGCCAGTATATTGAAGCACCTTGCGCATCAACAGCATCAGAGAACTGAGACATGTACGGGAAAGTTTCAAGAACTGCACCTTTAGAACCAGTGAATTCACCAGTCTCATCAATTACTAACGCATGTAATCCATCATTCGAACCACCATGTTTCAGAGCAAAAGCAGATGATGTAGGAATCCCAGAAAACTGTTCTTTGTAACCAAAGTTTTGCCATGCTGTAGTGTTTGCACCAACGATTGCAACAGACAAAGCGTTACCTTTTGAACCTTTGTATTTTGCGATGAAGTATGTCAATTCTGAGTTATTAGCAGGAGCTCCTGCATTGTTAAAATGACCAGACGCGTATGACTCAAATTCTATCGCATTACCGATAGAAGGTTTATCTTCATTCTTACCAGCACCGGATCGGTTAGATGCATGCGCAGCTGAGTCTAAGTCGTGTGAGTTTCTAACAATATTTAATGTGTTAGAATACTTTAAAAAATTTGTTAATGGTAAGAAATCTGTGATTATTTTCTCAGTAGGTTTACCCATTGCTGTTACTAATTGTGTTTCTGATGCTACCTGAACTATTTGTCCGGTAGGGCCCCAATCAAAGTAACCTACGGCCGCACCAATATTTGCCGAATTCTTAGGTACACTGTTGGTTTGATCTATCTCTTTTACTTGTATGCCGGGCGATACTTGAAATCCCATGTCGTTATCCTCAATATGTTTAAATTATTTATATGTATACATTATACGGTTATTACTCAATTATTATTATTTATAAGTTTGCGGATTTCTTAATTACCCTAAGTTCCAATCTGTCGATGATGACTGACCATCATCAATGAATCCGAATGGTAATATGTCCCGTTCTATCTCTGCTTGTTGTTCATCGTATATCAATGATTTGATATCTATATCGTATATCTCATTAAAGAATCCTAGTTGTACAAAATATCCAAACATGACTAAGTTCATGACTAAGTCATCATGATGAGCTTTACCTGCTTCAAATGATGCACCTTTAGCAACAAACGTAGTTAATTCATTGATAGTATGTGCATCATATAATGTCAACTTTCCTTCTTCTATAATGTCTTTTATGTTAGAACACCCTATACGTTTAACTTTATGCGTCATAGTAATACCAACATCTTTCGACTTAATAAATGATTCTACATACGTATTCTCATAATCCAATTCGTAGTATAATTCATTACCAACAACCGCCCCCTGATCATTAGACTCAATGACAACATAACAGTTATTATACGCTTTAGCATATTTATATATCACATTAGGAAACAATAGGGGTGATATCGTATTAACACGATACACTGCCACTTGTTCGAATACTTCTCCAGATACGTCAATTATATTGAATGTCGAGTAATCTCTACCTCTTCCTTTAGCAACATCTACCATCATAATATATTGATGATCTGGAAGTTGTTCCTTATATATAAGAACTCCATCGGGGAACCTATGAATAGGTTCTATGGATCTCAATTTAAGTAAAGTATCTGCTATTATTAAGGTATTACCTACACCGATGAATTTATTGCCAAATTCCTGTTCAAACTGAAGTTCGGAGGTATTGGATATGGTTTCTCTTTTCCATTCTTCATCACGGCCGGGAACATCGTACCAATCAACCCGAAATGGTTTATACGAGTTAGTCCCTTGAGATGCACCTTCCCAAAGTTTATGGTATACATTACCTAGACCATTAGCAGTTGATGTGATAATAACTCTAGTGGTCTTACCAGATGATACAACAGGATATGTTGATGTATAGAATTCGCCATCATTCTCTACAAACGCAAACTCATCTAGAAACAACAATGATATAGACATACCACGAATAGATGAGCCTGAAGTAGCAGCCGCTATAATACGAGATCCATTAGAGAATTCAATTGAACCTTTGTTTAAGGTTTTGCAACCTGCTTGAAGAAAGAATGGTAAGTTCTCAAGTGCTAATGTGACTCTTGACAACATCTCGCGAGCAGTCGCACCTTTGTTCGCAAGTATAGCAATAGTCTTATCTGGATGGAATATAGCATACCACAAAAGATATACAACAGATGATATTGATTTTCCTGATTGACGACATGCTAATACTATAGAGAATCTATTATCTTCAAAATGTTGAAACATCTTTTCTTGATAAGGATATAAGTCAAATGAGGTAAGTCCCAGATCCAGATGTACAATCTTTATATAGTTACGAGCAAAATAGGCGGCATCTTCCACACATTTGGAGTATTCTTCTACTTCATGAAGTGACCATTCTTGAGATACGCCATCTTTCTTTACATTGACGTTACCCAGATATCCAAATTTACCGTTCTGAACTTCCATATTATTCTTCCATTATACCTTCAACTATCATTTCAATGGCTCGTGGATTGTCGGATTCTACTGTTTCTGACCTACACTGATACCATCGTTTCAATTCAATTAAAATATTCTTCTCTAAGAGAAATGTTTCCTTCTTGTCCAAGTCAAGTTGATATGTCTTATAATATGTGAGAGACGGATCTGAGGTTCTATATGTCTTCATTCTCTGGATCAGGTCTTTAGTTATGCCCACTTTAATGAGATTGGTCTTAATTTTAATAATATAATAATAATACATAATATGGCTTGACATATCCTTAAAGGTGTGTTATAATATAACTTAGTTATGGGGGGAAAGGATGAGTACTAATCTTTATGCTCTATTACGTCCTTTTTATGTAATAGTTTCTGCAGATCAGTTGATGATCCGATGAATACATTGTTATTAGTGATTGATGCCGACTCTTTAGGGTTATCGGTGGATTCGATCTTCCTCTTCTCCTTCTGCAGGGACATCAATGATTCAACTACTTCTGCGTTAGTTTTGATCATATTCGATAAGACTTCAAATGCTCTGGGATGTTCTGACTCCCTTGCAAGCTCCATCATTAACTCTATACCTTCGGATTGTTTATCCGAGAGGTTATAAAGAGAGTCTCTTATGTAGTTATAATCTTTATCTATATCATTTTTCATTGATCTGCAAAAAAGTCTATTGTCTGTATTACTTTATGTACATCATCTTTTGATGCAGTGGATGGAAGGACATCTTGATTAATTCTTTCTAATATCTGTGGTGTCGTTTTAGATGTATCGATCATATTGACATCTACATGTTTAATAATTGCACCTTCAGAGATACCATGATAAAATCTTAATTTTGTAGTAAATTCTAAAGTATATATGATGGATCTTCTTGATGCAAAATCCCCTTCATAATCTTCTGCGAGATCGACTGAGTTTAATACGAAAGGTATATCTGTTTTCCTAGATACATCATTATTCTCTATGATAGTAACGGTATAATCCGGTTGAAATAATGGTAATATTTGTTCTACTATCTGAAGGCCTTCATCCATATTCTTTGCCAATATCGAGAGTGAGAACCCTACGTTATACGGTGCGAATGTTCTTAGATATCTTCGTTTATACGAATCGTCTGGATGTGGATATGCATCTCTAATTTGTTTATTGAGTTTAGATGACGTATCATAATCTATAGATGAAATCTCAAATGCCATCCTCGGTAACTTAATTGCCATCTTAGGATCTGTTAAAGATGCTTGACCTTGCACTCTTGATATGAACTTTTGTTTAGGCCCATATGCTAATGGCACTTTATTAGTTTCGAGTATCTTACCCGAACCATCCTGCCGTTGTACTTTAATATCATTAAATAAGGTGCCAAAAACAGATACCAGATTTCTTATATGTTTATTATAAAATGGAGTTTCAAACATTATGGTTCACCAAATGGATTAGTTTCAGAAAAGTCTATAATAGCATCTGAAACTGTTTTAAATTCTAAATTGTCTGCTTCGGGATCATTAGTATGTAGTGATTTATCAGTCAATGGTTTACCATCTATTAGTAATGTAGATACATCAGCATATATATTCCATGATGCTCCAGAAGTAGAACCCACAATAGGAAATTCGGAAGATATCCTGAATGTTAATGCAGATCCATCTGTACCAGTTTCATCATTAATATATATGACAGGTTGTGTTGTTCCAGAAGGGAATGACACTTTACTTACTTCACCTGTAATGAATACATCAATTTCTGCGGTCTCTTGTGTTACGGTTTCACCTATAATGAATGTACCTGAACCTTTAGTGAGACCGAATACTTCATAGTTAGAGTATTTAGTTTCGAACGTGTCAATATCAGATATACCTGTATCGATTTCCTGAGATGAATATTCGAATAACTCAGCATTGAGTTTGTATGTAGGTAAATTCCCTAATGCATAGAAAGGTTGTGCATGTTCTACATGAGATATCTGAAACATCGAATTAGATAAAGGAAGATATATAAGATCCCCTTCTGAAGGTCTATCTAGTTGTTCATCTTTATTGTTGAGACCTATTTCTCTTTCCCATCTTAGTTTTGACACAATGAATGTAGCTTGATCTCTTATCTGTAGACCAAACTTAGACATCAGATCACCTTCACCACCAAAGTTATCGGTATTTTCTATATACATCTCAACTGAATATGCATCAACGAATCTTGCATAGTCTTCGTTGAGTAATTCGTCTTCAGTTATAACTTCTCTGGGGATGTAGTATACGTCTTGTCCGAACATCTTTAAAGATTCTATTATGATATCTTCGTATAAACTTTGTTCGGAACGTACTTTATGGTTAAAGAACACATTAGTTGACATAGTATTACCCTATCATAAAATCAACTGGAAGTTCATATTCCAATCTAATTGTATCTTCTATTTCGTTTATGTCTGTCATAGCATCGTCATACATTTGTCTACCATTCAACGTAACACCGCCCGGCAACACCATGCCTTCAAACTTGATGAGATTTTGACCCCATTGACGTTTGATAAGAGCAGTAGTATATTTCTTCAGAAGTCTATCATTATATACATTACCGACAAGCGTAGGATCTAATACCGCATACGCAGATACTACAATGTATTCCCCTACTACTAATTCAGTCGAATCTACATCCAAGAATAACTTATGCTCATGTCTCGAGAATCTAATTGCATCTGAGGTTCCGGACAATTGTGATTCATATAATGCTAATGATTGTTGTCTTTGGGTATATTCTGCAATACCACCCATAGCACCTATGCGATTAAAATCTGATAGTCTCATTTGATGTTCTACATCAAATAGAAAGTTCTGACCAGAGTTACCTAGTGGTAGAATTTTCTCAACCCAAAGTATTTGATCTGATAGAGATATGAACTTATTAGTTTTATCGTCTGCTGTTATCTTATGAGTATAGAATACTTTCTTATGTGCATCTGAATGATATTCTTGCCAATACTGTAGAGCTTCATCTACCCTATCTTGAATTTGATCTTCATCTACATTCACTTCAAGTACGGGTTCACCTAACTGTCTTAAACAGTATCTAATTAATGTATCTCTTGATGTTGGGTTTGCCATAGTCGTCTTCTGTGTGTGTAATATTAAAACTATTTATACAGAACTTGTATCGTTATACATTCCTAATTCATATTTGGTTGCGACACCATCTGCCACTTCAGAAATGCGAACTGCGGTGGCTTCTGCATCATACTCACCCTCTGAATCAAATACGACATTAACTAATCTTTCAGTTATAACTTCACCTGATGACAGGAATTGCACCATAATGTCTCTGATACCCTCATTAACGGTGGTGATATCTGTGCCTGTATCAGCATCAGGCATTGTGTTACTTCTTGTGCCATCAAATTCTTCAATTAATTTATAAGTTATTGTCATTACGATTCTCCAGTTATTAAATTTCGATATTACCTTTATTTATACTAATCTGATATCATGAATTCAGACTTATAGTACTCATAAACATCAGGGATAATTCCCGTCATAGGGATCAACCCGATGTGTTCGATAATCTTGTCGTATGTTTCGTGGTCTGTGTGGTATGGTACAAAGTATGGATCGTTATTATATAGTAGATCGGGGTCATTGAGCAATTCATAAAAATCCTCCCCAAAGTCTTTGGATAACCAATATGCATATGCGATACCTACTATATACGATTTCGCAGGATACATCCAACCGGTCTCGGAAGATGGTTTTTCTATATAATCAATACAATCTTCAAATATACTGCCCACTCGGTACTGTATGTCAAAGTTAGATAGATCATCGTCTGTCTCTGGATTTAGTTTGTGCCATAGATCTTGCCTTATTTTATAATCTTTCACTTTCATTATACCTATCTAGTAATCCTTTATAACCTGAACATCCATTATCAAGACTCTTAACAAACCTATAATGCTCTGTAAGACAATGACCGACATAGTCGCAAGACTTACATATATCCGACAACACATGTTTTTCATTGTCAGCCCAGAAACGATATTGTTCGAAAGACTCTAATTCTAAAAAGAACTCTCTATCATCTCTATCAAACTCTAGTACACCAAACCTACCCGATGGTGTGATATATACATGATCATCAGAGAATGCGTTATACTCTTTGTTTAGAGCTCTATCTATATATTCTTCATTACCGAACCTAAACTGCTTCGGTATATCTGATTCGATCCATTTGATTATAAATTCTTCATAATCTTTATGAGTAGTTTTATGTGCATTAGATTGATTGATTGAGTATGGTTTTATCTCAACGGATGTTAGATTTGCTAACATATTGAGTTGAATAATCATATCATCTACATTAAGATTCATGACATCAGGTGTTGCTAATACTAATACCGCATAATCTGATGAGAGTGACATCATATTCATATAGACTTCGTCATGTCGTTCTCTACATTCAAAGTCATATGATACTGTTAGATATACATCATCCTTAAGGAATTCAGGAGACACCATCGATAGATTGGTTATTATATTAATCTCACCATCATAGTATTTCCGTATAGTTTTCTTCATCTCCTTATAGTATGTAGAGTTGAGAGCTCCTATCTCACCACCATATAGGTCAACATAATCTATCTGAGGAACTTGAGATAATAGTGAATCCAGACGATCTATTTTAATCTTAGTCTGATCCTTTAACTGTTTAGGTGTTAGGTAACAGAAGTCACAAGAGAAGTTGCAAAAATAGGATGGATTAATCGATAAGTTCATATTCAATACTCAATATTACTGACTCTCTATTGTTAACTGCAAAGTGGGGAACCCCTTTAGGAACATCAATTGAATCCCCCTCATTAAGTCTATGCGCATGACCTTCCATCACAAATCCTTTAGTACCGTGTATACATTTAATAACTAAGTCTACGTCATCGGTATGTTCGGGGAATCCTACAGATTGGGCAGGTGAAATAAACATATGCACAGTTTTAGACCCTTCGATCAGAGTCTCGAGTCCTTCAACTTTAACAATATCTTTGCCTTCTAAGACTACTAATATGGATTGTTCCATAGTTATTTCATAGTCTAAACCCTCAGAAATTCTAAAGAACCGTGACCCCATCACCAAATGATTTAAATATCTATTCAATACGAATCCCTCATTTCTAATAGTTTGGGTTCTAATATTTTCATCTTCTTACAATGCTCTTCCTGCATACCAAACCTTTTATGATCTTTTATTGTCTTAGCACATCCATTACATAGTTCAAATAGAGGACATGTGAAACACCAATTATTCATAGATAATAGTTCAGGATCTTCTCTAAATGATGGGTCGGTAATTGGATATTCCATATCATCCGCAAATGCACCACATGTATATTGGTCACCAGCTGGTTGTATTGCTCTAATACCTTCTTCACATTGTCTATTTCTTGGACATGCAGTTGCTTCTTTCCGCATCGATTTGATTATATCTTTAGTATTGTACTCCCACTCCATTAGACCTAAATCGTATATCTCAGTATATAGTGTATATATGTCAGATAATAGTAGAGGTTTTGCTTGATCTCCCGATGCCATAGCATAGTTCAATTTACACTCAACCCCCATTTCCTTCGCCAGTCTGACATTATCAATTGCTTTGTCCTGTTCACCATCTACTACTACGGTTATGAAGTCTGGTCTATATCCCACTAACTCTAACATCTTATCTGACACTTTCCAGAAGTCTTTATCAGTATATATTGAGTAATCCCCGTGTAGTCTACCATCACCATATTGGAATGATGTGGTTATGCCCAATCTCCAATGATTGAACAGTTTAGTCCATTTTTCTGGTTTGATATAGAACGGCCATAGATTTGAGGTGAATGATAATGTGGTGTCCATATCATGATCATCTAGATATTTGATGATGTCCCAATAATATTGTGGTTTGACCATTAATGGATCCCCACCATTAACAATAATAGTTTGTGTGTCTGGATGCTCATCCAAGAACTTGTATACTTCGTTTATGTCAAGTAATTTTATATCCTTTGGTGCGATAGATGTTGATGAGCAGAATGTACATTTAAAATTACATGCTTCAGTTGGTTTGAGAATCAGATCCATCGGGATCCTGATATCATCGCATACATCAGTTTTTTAGGTGCAGGACAATGTGTGTCCCATTCCAGTTTATAACAATCCCCACCACATTCACCAAATACTTTACACGATATACATTTGGGGTTGATATAAGATTCCTCTGCAATCATACATGATCTTGATGGATGTGTCAATACATAGTCCAGTGGGTCTGATATATGAGCATAATGTGCCGTAGGTGCAGAGTTAGGACAACCCGCAATAGTACCATCTGCATTGATGGTAAACATCATCTTTTCACAACCTCGACAGAATGTACTTTCTCTGGTCAACCCCTTTTCGAACTTATTATATATTGAGTCGAGTAGCACATTTTCGATCCATTCGTGAGCCCCAAGTTCTATAGATGCTAAATGTAGTTCATATATCCAATCATCTATTACTTTGTTAGTGGGGAATATGTCTGGGTTTCGGTTCGCGGATCCATCATGGGTTAGACGTTCAAATGCAACCTCATGTATACCAAGATTTCTGAGCATTAATAACACTTCAATAGGGGATTTACCGCACAGTTGAGTATTCATTGATATGAAACATTTGATGGTATAACCTCTTTCTATTAATAGAGAGACATTATTCTTCCATAGATTATACTGTTTATCATTGTCCCATCTAATACCTTCATCCCAAGATGTAGCTACTCGTTTATTGAGTACCGTATCCATGAACTCTAATATCTCAGATGTTAACTTATATGTTAGATTAGTAGTTGCACCGAATGATGCATGAGGGATTGCTTCCTTGACAATTCTATGGAATGTATATAGATCTTTGAGTGGTGCAAGGAAGGGTTCACCACCATGAAAGTCTAAGTGGCATTCTTCCTTAGACACTTGACCAAACTGAGCAACCCATTCACCTGTCTTGATAGGGTCGAAGTATATCTTCCTGCCATTTATGCCAGAAGTGAAACAATGTGAACAATTTAAGTTACATGTTTCTGTCGTTTTTATATATAATATTTTCATTATAATTAAACCAAAGTCTCATCACACAATCATCAGTGTCCCGTTCTCGGTTAACCCAATCATGTTGAGTGTAACATCGGAACCCACATTTATTAAACCACTTACACGATAGACATCCATTTTCTTCCATGAAAGATGCCATCATTGTAGTATTATCACTTCTATTTAGTGGAGTTCTAAAGTCCTTATCTGAATATCTATCCCATCTACAATTAGATATAGAGTTATCAGGAAAGATAGTTACTTTATTAAGAGCTAGACAATGCATCTCGTTTCTATCGTTGTTGATAAGATCTGCATAAGGTGCG